GTTGGAAATATCTTCGTAGTCAAACAAGAACTTTCGTGTACGTGCAGTAGTTGCGTTCACATCCAAGCCTTGACGGATACCGTCATAGGCGAGCATAAAACGAGAATGCTGTTCAACCCAAGAACCGACACGCCTATTGAATCTGGTAATCGGGTTGTTTGTCAACACGCTTGCAGTGTCAAAAGCAATTTCTTCTGATTGACCCACACCAGAACCCAACATCGCACGGTACGCATCAGACACTTGCGCCCGACGAGAATCAGGCAACCTTGCCAAATAGTCGTCAATAGACGTTCCGTTCTTCAAACTGTTGTACAGAGCGTTGTATTCACGCATACCCTCAGCCAAGAACTGTGGACGCCCACCAGCAGCCACAAGCATGAAAGCGTTGGTAAGAGTGTTGCGCGCATGATAACCGGGCGTAGCCAAAGCCCACGCCTTAAAGAACCGTGTGTACGGACCGAACCAAATGCGCATCTCTTTCACGAACGCTGGGTCACGCATGCGACCCATATTCGTAAGAATCTCAGCAACCTCGGGACGCATCCCCAGATTGTTCATTGAACTCAATGCACCAGAACCCTCCAACTTGACAAACCCTTCATCCATCACTTGCCTAAAAATAACATGGTCGCCTTCAGAGAACACACGACCAGAACGAATCATCACATCCATCTCAGCAGAAGCCGCATCTATTGCCGTAACACGCATCAAATGCGCTTTCGATTCAAGGTATCCAGTCAACACCGACGCCAAGCGTCGTGTGTCTGGCCCATCTTCCATAGCATTCAAACGGTTAATAGTGTCTGACACCTCTTTGGTAATTTCATTAAAATCTTCCATCCAGCCTTTTGTTTTGACCGAACCCACCTTTGTGCGTGAACGCAAACCCTTGATATCTTCCAACGAAGCGTTCAACATGTCAAGACGTTTGCGGGCATCATCCAAATTCAACTGGAAGTAAAAACCAGAATCAACAGCAGAACGCTCTTGAATAAGTTGTGCCTCAATTTTCCTTCGCTGCGTCTGTATGTTGCCAATTTCTTTAGTTGCCTCAGCAATCTGCTGATTCAAACCTTTCTCCGCAGGTCGGTTCCCACTTCTTCCAACACCATGAATCTGCAGATGCAAAGACTGCAATTCGTCGCTCATCGCTTTGCGTTGAGCAGACGGAATAGACTCGCCTTCAAACATGCGACCAATAACATTTATCCGTGAAACAATCTCATCCTCACGTGAACGCAATGTTTCCAAAATGCTTTGACGTGCAGAAATATCCGCATTAATTGCCTGCAATGTTTCGTTCACATTACCCGTAGCGCCTTTGTACCAAGCAACGGAACCTTCCGATTCTTTTGCAGCACGCAAAGCGGTACGCTTTGCTTCCTCACTAATTGAATCGTCCAGTTGACCCAACGGCTGTTTAGAAATTGCCAATTCTTTTTCGTTAGCAACACGAGCAATTGCATCACTAAGACTTTCGCCGGGTAAAGGCTCCACCTTCTCTTTGCGTAGTGCCTTGGTAACACTCTTCTCATTCAACTTCAACTGCTTCTCGGCACGAAGCAACTCTTCGTCGTTTGCTCGAGCAGCACCAATCAAAGCCGCATCTTCTCCACCGCTTTCAAGAGCAATCAATTCAGTTTGAATTGCCGCTATACGACTATTCCTGTTTTTCACATTGTTAATTAACTTGCCTTCTGGCGACTGCTCAAACAATTCGTTCAAAACCGTACGACGACGTGTAACCTCTCCCTTGCTCAAAGAAACAATTGGTGGTGCATCCTCGGTCGGGGCAGTGTTCAAAACCCTTTGTCCCCGTTCATTCGTAACGTATTCCAAATTCTCATACGAACGACCAGTTTCGGAACTGCGTCTAGCAGTTTTCTTTGGGGCATTCAACTTCTTGTGCCTCAACGCCTGAACATACTTCTCAATACCCTTCAACACATCGCCATCGGAAACCGAATCACCATCAACCCTGACACCAAGACGACGCAACAAGTCGGGGTTTCCCCTAAAGAACTTAGCCACCTCAACCGCAGCCTCAACAGTAATCATTTGCGTAATCGGACTAGAGTTTTGAATTTGAGTATTCAACTTGCCCAACTCTGCATCCAATTTCTCTATTTTTTCAGAAAGATTAACGGCACGAGTCCTAGCAGAGTTTCTTTCTGCCGCTGTAGCAGCCCGCCTTTCGGCGTCCCTCTCTTTTGAATACCGAGCAAACAACGAATCTCGCTGACTCTGCCTATCCTTCAACTGTGTACGCAACTTGCGTCCTAGTTCACTTGTGGGTGAGGCTGGTCGCTGGAACAGCGAATCAAACGAACCCACAATCCCTCTTCCCTGAGACTCATCAAACACATTCTTGGGGTCAAGCGGATTAAGTGCGCCACGTTCACCCGGACCCATAATGCTGTCCATTCGGTAAAAACGTTCACCCGTAGGCGACATAAAAGTTGCATACGTGGTTTCTGGGTCAAAGAAAGAATCTACGTCGGAACCAGCAGTAACCCTGTTCGTTCGTTTGAACACGGCCAAATTTCCTTCAAGTGCAGAAAAATAATTCTCGGTATCTATTTCGGCAGCAGTAAACGAAGACTTACCTTGACGCCCTTGTGTCGCCGTAGAAACCTTTGTAACATAGATTGGGTCATCCAAAACAAGTTGCTGCCCAACGCCACCCATGTCTGCGGCAGTTTCATTAAACGTGTGCAACACATTGTTCTCATCCCTGTAACCCATTCTTAAAGTTCCAGAACCGTCGTCTTTGACTTCAACCGTGTACCTAAACTTTGAGCCGAGACGTTTCTTTAAAACGTCACGGGCAGTAGATTCTGGAACCCGCTGCTGACCAGCCAAGAACACATACTTTGATGCCCTATTGTTCAAAACCAAGTTGGCCACATCGTCCAACTGAACCTCATTCATTCCGAACAAAGAAGCAGACCGAGGGTCCAATCCATCTCTTACGCCTTGACCACGACTAGCAAAAGAAGCCAAAGAACCCTGTAGTGCTTCATCGTAAACTCGTTGTGGAAACTCTATTGTCGGGTCCGACATATCCAAATTGCTCAAAGCCAACAAAACTTTATGGCGGAACTGGCGTTCAACAGCAGCAGTATATTCTGGTGTTTTCTCAATTTCCATAATTGCAATTTTGTTTGAACGTATTTCGTTCACAAGTTTCATCACAGGCGGAGGAACTTCGTAAGAATCAAAGCCCAAACGCTCCAAAGACAAATACCCTGCAGTCTTTGGTGCTATCAAATCTTTGGTTGCTTTGCTTCGCAACGCCTCGTCATCAGAAGTTATGTTCTTTGCTGCGTCAATGCGCTTGCGAATAACAGGATTCGTTGCTATTGCTTCAGCAACATCAATTCTTTCCCTTTGTGCACCTTTAGCCTTTTCGATTGCTTTGTCTGATTTGCTTTTCGCTGCCTTAGCACGCTCAACAGCATCTAGTGCACCTTGCAATTCTTTTCCTCGGCTACGCAAAAACTCAACCAAACCAAAACTTCCAGACAAAATTTGGCTACGGTCAATACCGGTGGACAAATTGAAGGCGTCTCCAGCCTCAGGGTCACGAGCCAAAGTTCGCAAAGCGGCAATTCGCAACGTAGTGCGCTCACGGGCTTTGCCCAACGCAGACTCTTCGGGCCTAATCGTCTTGTAAGTTGACACTGGGCTGTCGGTACCACGAGATATAAGTTCACCCGCCTCGCGTTCCAGTTGCTCCAATTGCTTAACTAAACCACTTAGTTGTGCACGCTTCTCGTCAAGAGCAGACTTGGCACCGTCGGCATATCTGCCTTCGTTTAACTTTTTTGCATAGTCTGCTTTTAGAAAACGAATCTCCGATTCGGTTTTCGTAATGTTGGCAACAATTCTTGAACTGATTCGGAAATCAATTCCTACTTCTTCATCCAACTTGGTCCAATAGTCAAGGTCCTTAACACCATTCCGGGTTTCCCGATAACCGATAATACGTTTTGGCGCCTTGCCTGATTCAAAATCTTTTTTGTTTCCAAAAATGATTTCTTTTGACCTTCTGGCAAACTCTATTTCTTCTCCACTAAACTGCGATTGAGGACGCTTGAACCCTCCGCTGTTAGACACACGGATTTCTCCACCACCACGAGCAAGAGTAAAGAAATCACGAATGCGCTGATTGCTGACAGTGGAACCGTCGTCCTTGATTTGTGTAGCAAACCAGAAAGCACGACTCATACCAAAAGTTTGGTCAGCGGAACGAAGAACACCACGAACCTTCTGCCTAGCAGCACGCTCCCCTTTCGCCGTTGTGCCCGCACGCACACGAGCAGCCTTTTGAGTATTTACCGCTGCTTCCTCGCCTTCACGTACAGCAATACGCAAATCTTCTGCTTCGCTATAAGTAATTTTCCCTACCCGCAACAAGCGTTCAATTTCTTTGTTCAAAACCTTAGGGCTAGCGTTTTCCATTTTATTAATTCTGTTCTTCGAATTTTTTTGTGCTTCAGCAAAACCACGTTCCTGAGCCGCATTAGGACTTCTATCGCTCGGAGAAGCAAAACCCAAATCCGCATCGGTTCCACCTCGGTAGCCTTGCGCACGATTAGAAACCCTCGGATAGTAGCGGGCTGCATCCACTTCCAGTTGTCTACGCCAATCGCTGTCACCAAAAGTGATTTCCCACACTCGGTCACGGGCGTTAACATACTGTTGAGTTGTTCTGCGTGCAACTTCCAATCTTGTGCCCACAGCAATTTGTTTTTCTACAAAACTCAAATCTCCAACAACTGAGTAGAGCGCTTCACGTTCATCGTCAGACAGTTCCTGAACTGCCTGACGCAACACAAACGCACGGTCAGCGTTGCTTGTTGCTGTAGCACGGTCAGCCCCAGCGTACTTAATGCCACCATACACCTGAGTATTTATCTTCTCCATCACCTCTTCCGCAACAGAAATTGTGTTTTCAAAATCGGTCAAATGTTTCAACTGCTGCCGTGCAGCAGCAGAACGAGCGAATGCGAACATTGACTCACTCGGTGCCGTATTCGTCGGCGTCAAGGCGGAAATGGCGTCCACAGCCAAACGTGTTGCATGCAAGATGTGATAGTTCGCTAACTTGACACCAGCGTCTTTTGTTGATTCAAAAACGTCGGCAGAAACTTCAGTAAAACGCCTGTCCAGTTTCATCGCTTCTGAAGCGACACGTTCTATGTTTGCCTTGGCATCTGTCAATCTTTTAAGTTCTTCTTCGTTGGTGAACTGTTGGCGAATGAAACCATGAATTGAGAAACCGTCTCCAGTTTCATCGCCCCGCCACAATTTCTTTAAACCATCTCCAGTAATTGGAGTTCCATTATCTGCCGCTGTTTTTACAGAAGCAATAATTTCTTCCAGTTTCAAAAGGTCTTCATGCGAAGCCAATTCTGGTCTAGCAAATTTCAAATCTTCCAAAACTGCTTGGAAACTATCAGCAACTTCCATTGCGCTCCGTGAACCAAAACCAGCACTAACGGAATCAACAGACAAATACGCATCCAACAAATCGCTTGCCTCGTTGTACTTGTCCAAAGTTACATTGGCAGACAAATATTCCAAATCATCAATTTGTTGTTGAAGTTCAGCAACACGTTTAATTGATTCCGAATTATCCAAATACACCCCTCCCTTTTGTGTTCGCTTAGAGCCAATCTCCTTCAAAACATCCATCTGTTTTTTTACATACTGAACAGCACCCAATGCTTCTTTCCAATATTTCGCACGTTCCGTAATACCTTCAGACAACTCTTTTGCCAATGCTTCTTGCGCCCCACGCCCAGCGGCCTTACCGCCGTGCATGAAACCACGGTCGTAGGCAGACCGCAATTCTCTTGCGGTCATGAAAAAGAAAGCATCTGCCATCTGCTCGTGGTTGTCCCCGATTGTGGACGCACGACCCACAATCTCGTTTACCTGAGCGCCCGTTAGTCGGCGCCCACCTTTACCAGCACGTGCCATCTGGGCACGTGTTGCCCTGTCACCTTTAGGCGAACCCATGTCTGGAATTGAACGCAACAACTGTTGCGTTACCCCAACTTCGTTAAGGGCTTCGCTAAGCCATGCTTGTTTCAAGTCTTTAGAGTTTTGTAACGGCGTAGCGTCAAATGGGCGCATCAAAATGTTTAAGACGTTATTCAAACGTTCATCGCTTGAAAACAGTTCGTCTTCAATGCGGGATTCCAAAAGTCGGTACACCTCTGGCTCATCCAACAATCCATCAGTCTGATTCGTAGACATACGAATACGTTCGTAGACGTCTTGGAGTACGGGACCCAACTCGTCTCCATACAAACGGTAATAGTTCAACGTGTCTTGGGCACGTTGAAATGCTCGACTAGCCTCTTTGGATTTTTCTTTCATCAATTCAAGAGCCTCTTCGGCTTTTTCTGCGGACACAGTTCTGTCGGCAATAATTTGTCGCACCGAATTAACTTCACGTTGCAATGCCATCGCCTCGTCATGCGAACGCAACAGAGCATCGCCCATGAAGGACATGATTGCGTTCTTGTCTTCAAACATCGCAGCCAAAGAAACTGCTGCCGTTTGCTGTTTGGTGGTTAGTACAGACAACTGTTGCGACAAAGCCTCCGCACGGGTGGCAGCAGAAGCGGCGTCAGATACTTGACCTTCCAATTCGCTAACTTCTCGTTTTGCCGCACTTCTTCCTTTTTCAAGTTTGGTAAAAACATTACGACGATAGTTACGGTCAAACGCCTTGTCTACTTCATCAACCAACTCTTTTGCCGCTTTATGTGCGGCAGCAGTCAAATCGGCAATCTCCACCGTCCTAGCAGCAGCCATGTTTTCCAAAGCACGCAGATACTCTGGGTCAATCTCACCCTGTGTGCGCATCAAACGAATAAAGTCAGTGTTCTTCAACTCGTCCAACAATGAGAACGCCTCAATGCCGCCACGAACCGTTTGCTCATAACCAGCAAGAATTCTTCGTGTACTTGTTTCAAACATGTCAAAGTCCGTTTTGGAAACTTTGCGCCACAAACGATTCAACTCTTCAATGCTTCCATTGTTGATAATTTCTTCCGAATCTAAAAACTTTTCTCCAACCTTAAAGTATCTAGCCGCAAGATTATTGTTCATATCCAAAACATCAACACTGGTTTGTTCGTCCAACAACTTTGCCCAGGCACTCCCCGAATTGCGTTGTCTCCAACGATACATTTCTGATGTTTGGATGTGAGGAATGTACCGTTTCATTCCAGTAACTTGGTCAACAGCGCCAACATTCAATCGGAAATTGGGGTCAATGCGTTGACCCTCGGTTTCCAACAGAATACGAACACGCTCAAAATGGTCTTGCACGGCGGAAACGGCTTCACGTTGAGACGAGGACAACAGGGATGGGTCGGCAGTTTCAATGAAACGATGAATCTGGTCATCAAAGTTTTGAACAGAATCAAGTATTGCCACAGCCTTGGCGTCACGCAAATACTGTTGACCATACGAGGCGCCCCTAGCACGACCATTTTCGGCTCCACGCAACTGCGCCATAACCAACTCAACTTTGTCTTCGGGCAAACGGCCTGAAGCAATATCGGCACGAATGTTTGACAAATCTCCGTAAGTTCCCGAAGCACCCTTGGGGGTGTACAAATACTGCAACTTCTTGCCCACGTTTGTATTCGTAATACCCAAACGTGATTTGATTAAACCACTTTCAATTGCCCCACCAATTACACCAGACCCCGGCAGACGTACACGAGAACCAAACATGTATAAACCGTTGCGCTGCAAACCCATAACTTCTGCAATATCGTCAGGAACAGCAGACTTGCCACGAGAAGCAATAGCCTTAATTTCTGCTGGTGTAGCACCGTATTGGCGAGCAAGGTTCGCCAAAGCGGACCGACCCTCACGACCAGTAACATTCTTCGTACCCAACGCAGCACGCAAAGCAACATCCTGTGCGCCAACCTTCGCAGTTGCACGCAAACCAGCAGCACCAGCACCCTTGGCAACAGCACTCGCTGCCACAGTCCCACCAAGAGTCACATACGTCAACGGGTCAAGAGCAACGTCACCAATAAAACCAACAAGACGACCCTTCCAACCTTTCATCGGCATCACACGACCAAAACCAAACGACGGGTCATTGAACTGTGTCCTCAAATCCTTAAACGAAGCCTTCGTATTCAGGTCATCGTCAAGAAAATCGTTTGCTTCTTTCAAACCCGTGATTATTGCACGGCGTGGCATATCAATAATGTTCGCACCACCCAAAACAACTTTCCCTACTGGCGAACCAACAATCTTCGCCAAAGTACCAGACGCACCAGTCTGAGCAGAACCACCCTGCTGAATGCCCTTAATCGCATCGCCCAAACGTGGTGTGGACGCAAAAGCATTCCCAGCAGCATCACGAACCCTTGACCCAGTAGCAGCCTCAGCAGTACGAAATGGTTGCGAAGGGGCAGGCAAACTTTTTACGTTTGCCAGCCTCGCCAACAGTTCGTCAATCTTCGGGTCAACGGCCACTACATGCCACCCGCACGCAAGAAATTAGAACGAGCAGTCATTGTTTCTTGGTAGGGGGTGTAACCAACAGAACGTGCCTTTGCTTGCACAAGCATTCCTAGCGCAGAAGTAAAATCTTGCAACCATTTTTCTTTTTTGGCAGACCCCTGAATGTCTTTAGAAACATTTGCCGAACGGTCAACAACACTTTGTGCCGTACGACCGAAACGAGCATCCTCGGCACGTTGAAAAGAACCATCGTCTTTAGGTTTGGAACCCTTGCGGTCACGACCATACAAAATTTGACCAAGAGGGTCATTGCCAAGACTTACATCTTCCAAAGACTTTCCAATAGTATTCTTCGCAATGTAATTAACATTGCGAACCCCTTCTTCATAAATTGGGTCAGTCACACCACGATACAAAGCAGCAGCACCAGCAGGAATCTGTTCAGCCATCTTCAACAACGGAAACAAACCTGTCAGCCCAGCCTCACCACGACCCATCGGAGTATTAGCCAAATTGCGGCTAAGCGAACTTCTTAAACCCTCAGATTTTTCATCAAACGGATAAGGAGTCTGTCGGTCCTCGGCACGTTTAGTTTCTTGCTGTTTCTGTTGTCCCAAAAACTTCAACGCAGAAGAACGACTCTTGGCCCTTTGACTGAACTTGTTTGATTCAGCGTTGCGAGCCGCAGCCTCCTTCGCCAAATTTTCAAACAAATCTGGAGCCAACTGTTGAGGAGCGAAATCCATGTCTGGGGACGGAACACCACCAGCAATAAACGGGTCTTCTCCCGCAGACTTGCGGGCAGCCTTCGTTTTGGCAACCTGATAGTTGTTGTATTCAGTAAATATTGTGTTAGCAAAAGATTGCAAATCTTTTGTTTCACCTTCTTGATTAATCAACCCCGGCGACAAATCTGCTTGACTAGCGGCATATTCCTCAATCTGACGTTTCACATCCCACGGCGCAGCACCACGATAAATCTCACCAGCAATAACCTTACGAATATCCGTATCCGCCAAATCCAACGCCCGACGAAAGTTGGGCGCATAATCCATCCACAACAACTCATCATCCTGCCCATCATCCTGCCCACCATAAAACGTCCCAGTCAAATACCCCAACTCAGGAGACAGCAACGTATTAATGTCACCACTGGACACATTGCCCTTCCCCGACAAGGAACGGGCAAGTGCCAAAAGGGCATCCTGCGACATTGACATATCTACCTATTAAGCCTTTCGTTACTTATTCTTCGCAGCAATTTTCGGAAACGCCTGCTCAATCTTCTTCTGACCAGCCCTAGGATTCTCGGCAACAAACTGCTCAATCTTCTTCTTCAAAGAAGGAGAAGCAGTCTCCATACGAGCCTTCAAAGCATCAATAGGCTTCTGTTTAGCCGCAGGAGCCGTTTCCTCATCCCCCTCTTTCTTGGGCTTAGGCAATTCCCCACCAGCAGCAGCAATAGCATCCTCAATCTGCTGACGACGAGCCTCACTAGACTGCTCCTGTTGCATCTCACCCTGAGCCAACTGAGCCTGAATTTGAGCCAAAGCATCCTGCTGAGCCCGAGCAGCCTGCGACTGAAACCCAGCCCTCTGCGAACCCAACGATGTGTTCGCATAGTTCTGCGACATCATCATCTCCGCCAAACGAGACGCATCCGACTGCTTAGCCGAAGCACCCAACACATTCAACAGATTCTGAAACCCAGCAGCCCCCTGCTGGGCAGCAGCACCCTCAGCAGCGACCTGAGCCCGTACAGGGTCAGCAGACACGCCGTAAGCCCCTAGGAGCCCCGATAAGTCATCTTGGGTAGGTCCAGCGCCCACAGACACATTTGCATACGGATTGTTCGGATTTTTATTCAAAAACTGTTGCAAAGCCAAATAACCCGCATCCGTCAACCGTTGAGCATCCCCATACCCAGCACCAATGTTCCCCATTGCGTCACCATACAAACCTTCAACACCCTTAGTGGAAGTCCCAGCCTGTCCACGCAACAACTCCAACATCCTGTCTTGACCACCCCGATAACTGCCACCCGACAGCATCTGCTGATAAGCCTCTAACGCACGTTGCTGTTTGGCAAGTTCATCTTCATATTTGCGTTTAGCCAACACATCAGAAGCATCCGGAGCCTTCGCACCCCCACTGGCGCCATAACGTTGTGTAGGCGTAATATTTGTAGAGTTATAGGCATTAATCGCCGCCTGCACAGGGTCCTGACTATAATCAAAACCGTCATTTTGAACCGCATTGGTATCGGGAACCATCCCAGCCATAGCCAACGAAGCAGGATTCTGTGGCACATTATTATTCTTAGGATTAACCGCAACAGTGCGACCAGCCGAACCAGTCTGCCTATCAACAGGCACCCCATAACCTTGTACACCACGCTGTGCCATTACATTGCTCCTGCTCTAAACGCGAACAACTGACGAGCAGCATCCGCAATTTCTCTTGCCTTATCCTGTTCCAAATCACCCAACTGTGCACGATACTGCTGCAACAAACGAGCATCCTCCAAATCGTAACCCCTCATCTGCTCAGACTGAGCCAAATCAAAATCAGACATCCCCCGAACACGCTCAGAGCCAAAATCTTGCATCGCACGATTAAAAATACCTGAACGCACATTTGGTGAAACCAAATTGCGTTGCGAAAACCCACGAACCAACCGAGGAGCAGCCTGCTCATACTGACGCAAAGCATTCTGACGAGCACGAGTACCACGCTGCTGACCCAAAGTACGCGAATACTGATTCGCTGCAGCATTCGCAGCATAACCTTCCGTATAGCCACGGCGACGAGATTCGTATTGACTAGCGTCGTACGCCATAACCACCACTTGAACTCATAGAAGAAACCAACCGCTTCAAATCCTCAATCTCTTTACTCATCTCAGACAACTGCTTAGACAACGACATAAACACCTGCTGCAAACGTGCAGCATCATCCGTTTTAAACGTGTTAATAATAGGAGAGTTCCAAGGAGCAATCATGCAAACACCTGCGTACCCAAAACAACTTGGTCAGAATCACCAGAAGCCAAAGAAGCAGCAACACTAGGGTCTAGTTTGGCAGTAGTAATTGCACCAGTGGCAATCTTTGCTGTCGCAATAGCACCATCTTCAAGGTTCGTGCCAGCAGCCAAACCATCAGCAAAGTTTTTGACAGCAGTAAAGTTGCTGTTCACCTCAGCGGCTTCAGCAACAGTACCATTAGAAAAAACGTAAGGAATAGAAACAGGCATCAGCCACTCACTTTTCGGTTGTTGTACTTATAGGTAATCGAATCAAAACCCCATCCGCCATTGCTTGGGCCAGTTAACAAAAGTTGAACACAGCGAGCCAAACCAAGATTGCGACCAGAACGAACCTCAACACCTTCAGAAGAAGTACCCCAAATGCCGGTACCCCACAAATCAACACCCCAAAACATTCCGACACCAGCACCACCCAACGTCACATCAAACTGTTTGCGTTCATTACCAGAAGCCTCCTCAAAGTTGTGAAACACTTTTATGTTCACATTCCTTTGCGTATCAACCTGCTTAAACACAATGTCTGGGCGACGAAACACTTTCTTTTGGGCATAAGTATTCCCATCAACCCAACCCGTCCGATAAAACGAAGAAAAGTTTGCTGGAGTTCCATTAATGTTGTCTTGCTCTTCCAAAAATAGGTCAGCCTTGACAGCGAACCCCAAAGTTGGATGCAGCAACACACGATTGTTCACACCAGAAGAATCAGTAAAATCTGTTCCGCCAACCAAACCGTAACCGTCATGCGTCGCAAACTTTGTGTACGCACCACTCGCCCCGATGGACGGGTCGTAAACAAAATTTACGGTAGGTTGAGTAGCCACATTGTTGATGTCAAGAGGAACAGCGAACCACACTCTGCGACCAACATAAGAAACAGAATAAGGTTCAGTGGAAGCAGTAGACAACTTGCGTTCATCAATCAAAGGACGTAACGGCTCAAAAATGTCAATAATTTTTGTGCCGTCATAAAGAAACAAACCTTCAGGATTAGAATAAAAGTAGACACCAATTTCAGATTGGGCCATACTGTGATGATTGTCGCAACCAAGGTTCGTAGACAACTCCACAACCTGAAAATTGTCCGACGAATTACCAACCAACAAATAGATGCCATTCGGTTTAAAAATAACCAACTGACCGGCAACAATAGCCAAAGAACGAATACCTAAACCACCACCATTGAAATCAATAAAATCGTCTTCCATCCAATCATTCGGCAAACCTTCATGCGACCAACGCAAACGATTCGGATACGCAACACCATCCTCAAAAGTATGGGCAACAAACACCTTGCTTGTGTGCGTAATAACATGCTCAGCCCTCGGCATATACGTACCAACAGGATTGTTGTACGGCTGCCAAGTCGGACCATTCGCATTCAACGCCGTAGCATAAGTGTCACCAGTTTTCCACTTATACGCAACTTTGCCAGTAGCAGCACCCGTAACAATATGCAACGTATCACCATACGCATACATGCACGCACCATGACTAGAAGCAGCCACAATCGGATTACCAGAAGAAAACTCCAACTTAGTAAAATTAACACCAGAAGACCAGAACACGTTCACATCGTTAGACAACATCAACCTAGGCGAATCACCATAAAACGAATACAGGCGTTGCGGAGCCCAAGTGCCAGCCACAGCAGTCGTGTTCAACCTGTGCATACCGCCACGACTGAACACCCCACCACGAGGGTCAATTTCCACATTCAACAAATCTGGTGACTCATTCTTATTCAACTGAAACTGGTCAGCACGAAGATTTAAACCGCCAGTGAAATCGTCATACCTTTGAAGCGCTAACTGACTCATGACCCAAGAGTGCTCCCCAACGTCTGCAACCAGCGACGCATAGTCGGATACTTCCTACCACCAGACAACACAAACGGACGATGCGAACGAGACTTCATCAAATCCTTACGGGCCATCGCCACACCCTCTTCAAATGACCGCTGATACATAGCAGCCATCTCCCCATCTTCCTGCCGTTGATACACACGAGCCAACGCATAATACGCCAACAAAATATGAAACCAGCCATCCAAATCAATTTCAAGAGCCGTATTCGTCAACCATGTGTAAGTCGGATTACGATACCCGCGAATAGTCAACGGATACACCTCATCAGGTTTCGGATACAAATGAATCTGCGCATCCCAAACCGCCCAAAAATATGGGCGACCAGCAACATCCGTATTGCCCAACCAAATGTCCTCAGCGTCATCATACGCAATCTCGGTAAACCTGTTACCAGAAGCAGTCGTTTCCACAATAGAAATGATTTCCCTAATGTCACCGATACCAGCAATAGAGTAAGGGCGTTGCCCAATAATCGTATTCATTGTGTACGTCTCTTGAAAGAACGGCCATCGGCGCTCTAAAGCGACGATGCGCTGAAACGCTTCTTTAACAAAAGTGTCCAACAGACTGTTCGGCAAATCTGTTGTATCCAAATCGGATATGTCACGCACAGTGGTGCGTACGTCAGCCAAATTCACTCAACATCACCGCCTTTCGCCATCTTGCGCAGATGCCCGATGCAGTGTTGGGTTCCTTTCGCTTTAGGACCTTCACATGTATCGTTTTCTGAAATACAACGGTTCCTACCCACGTATTCAACTCCACCAGCCATTACCTTGGAGCCCGACACCGCTTGGGCGGCTCCACGGTATTGGTTGGCTGAAACGCCGTAAAGGGAGTAGGAGGGTTGGGAACCGTTCATCACCCTTAACCGCTTTTATTACTTAGTCAAAGCCCCCACCCCACAGAAGGGAGGTGTTGCGGGGCGGGGACCAAACTAATTAACGCTTACCGCCACGAACGTAGTTCTTGTTTGGGGCTTTTTTCATCTTACGTGCAGTATCGTCAACATAAGGATTCTTTTTCGCTGCTGGCTTTTTGCCAGCAAGACGAGAATCTTCGGCTTTACCGTACGATGCTTGCTTCTTTCCCGCTGTTACGTCACCGTAATAGTTGGAGCCCTCACGCATGCGATAGTTCACCTTCTTGGCACCCTGACGATTAATATTCTGATTTTTGCGTGGCATCCCTGCCCCCTTTGGTTTAGATTGACCATTGTCAAGTATTGCGTAATACTGTGGCATTGCTATTTCCTTTCTTGTTAAACCGGGTGGGGGCTTACGCCCCCAACCCGACTCACATCCCTAATTACTTAACCGCTCCGCCCGAACCCTTACGGTACAGTTGGATTGCTGATGCCGAAGTCACCACAGCAAGAAAAGTTGCTGAAGTACCATCAAACACCGTCATCAACCCACCACCCGTAATCGTCCAACCAGTATTGGTTGTGACCACAATTTCAAAGGACGACGCAAGGTTCACAATCGTGAACTCAAACGAAGTACCCACAACTTCATCCGTCAAAGCGGCAAGCACAAGTGCTGCCGTTGGAAGGGTGAACGTGGTGTCCTGTGTTGGGGTTGCAACAAACAACTTGCTGTCAAGCAGTTGCGCTGCGGTTGGTGTTGCTGCGTCCGTTACGGCTACTGCCGCAACTTTTTCACGCTGTGCAACATATGACTCCAGACGCTTACGGGTAAGCGCACCGTCTGTTGAATTTGCTACCAATGGCATAATATTTCTCCTTGTTTCCTTGTTTCCTAGTTACCGATTAGGCTGTCTTGGCAGTTAGTTTGCCCTGCTTGGCAGCGTTACGGACCGTGAAGTTACCGTAACACATGATGAGCGCATAACGAGCATCAACATCTTCTGGCTTGATGAACTCAGTTTGAGCAAACCATTTGCTGCTGTGACCGACCAACGTCAGATACTTGCTGTTCAAGAAGAACATCACACCTGATGGACAGTGAACATCGTACACAATTGGGGCAGCCTTGAACAGCAGGTTCTGGAATCCAGCATCTGCAGTCTTGGTGTCCGTGTAACGAAGTTGCGGAATCAACAGTCCTTCGTACTTCTCAAACAGGGTTTGAGTCGTCAGAATCATGTCTGGGTGGTCATTACCAACCGACACGGTGTTGTATGCCGTTGCCATTTGAGCAAGAGTCAAAGCACCCGGGGTGTTTTCCTCGTATGAACGCCAGAACTCGTTGCCAGCAGTTGCACGGTTGATACCACCAACAGTGCCGCTTGCTTCAACAAGGTTGCCCAAGCCGTTCCAGTCTTTGCCACCGTTGCCAGTGCCATCAGCGAAGAACATCGTGTTGAACGATTCACGCATTGACTCTTCAGCCTGCATAATTTTCGCTTCCAACAGGTTAATGATTTCCTGTTCGCCGTTGTTCTTGGCTTCTTCAATGCCCGAGATTGAAATGGATGCAGCGTACTGCTTCCATTCGTACTCTGCAGCCGAGATGCCCTCTTGTGGGGTCAGGCTCAACGAGTCGTACCCTGAGTACGAACCAACGGTGCTGTTCTTTCCGTAGATGAGTGGCTCAATAATTTTCGTACCGCCGTTAAGCATACGGATGCGACCTTTATCCATGAGGAAATAGGTCAACGGACGTGCAGTGAACACGTTGTCCGTGAGTTGCGAACGATAGTTCGCAAGCGTTGTGGAAAGTAGTGAGTCAAAATTTGCATTTGCTGTCATGATATTTAGTCCTTAAAGTTGATGGTTGAAATTTCGTTAGCCTTCTAATTGCCGTTTGGCAGATTCATAAGCATCACGAACACTACGAATAGGTTTAGAAGACACGTCCGCACTTTTCGCAGAAGAACCCTTAGACACAATTGCGGCATCCCGTTTAGATTCAACAATCTTCTTCGTTTCATCGGCTTTCACCTTTGTGGCGAACTCCTGTGAACGAGTCTTGTCAAACAAACGGTCAAACGCAATCTGTTTATAGGTTGCTTCCAAATTGGTGCTTCCTGTGGCCAGCGCCTTAGCGACAACCTCATTGGCATCAAAAGTTTCTCCGTATCTCCGTGACAAAGATTCAATTTGATTCTCTAACTCTCGCATTGCCTTCTCCTGTTCAAATGCTTGAATTCGAGTTTCAAGTTGACGGTACTGCTTCTCCATTGGGTCCATCATCAATTCGTCCTCTTCGGACAATTGTTGCCGATTCAAACCATAATGCTGTGAAAGCAATTCCACGGTACTACTCGGGTCGTTCTGCAAGGCTTCTTGCAAAGCGGCCGCAAATTGCACCTCTCTTCGTTGCTCAGCAAGTTGTTGCGTCTTGCGTGTATAGTCTGCTTGACGCTGATACCCACTGAGCGCCTCAGCAAGCGGAACATCAATTTCTTCGCCATCAACAACTATTTTGACAGATTTGTCGCCATATTCGTCCCAAGCAAAATACTCTTTAGGTTCAGCCTGTAAGGCTTCACCAGTCTCCACAATCGCATCTGCCTGCCCATCTTGGATGGGTGCGTCAGTAACGTTTTCAACGGTGTTATCAAAATTACTCATTAGAGTCCTCCTTCGGCGGTTGCTCTACAAGTAGTACCAGACGCTACATTTCCTGCTCATACGGCAACTGTGTGTTCGGCAAAGGAGCACCCTGAGCCAACAACTGGGCAAGAATTTCAGGCGGAATATTGGACGGCATCTGCATTCCACCCGTTGGAGGCATCTCGCCAGCACCCATACCCGGAGTCATCCCATCAGGTGGCATCATCCCCTGCGGTGGCATCCCACCCTCAGGTGGCATGCCCTCAGGACCCATCGGCTGCTGAGGCAAAATAAACCCTTGCGCCTGTTTGATACCAAAACCGTACTGAAGGACGTAAGCAGCCATTTTGCCCATATCCAAAATGCCAGCCCCAGCAAACGGTGCCATAGCATCCACAATTTGAAGGGCACGCTGGCGACGGAACGATTCGTTCATCGGGGCAGTAGAACCGCCCTCAACTTCGTAATCAAATTCGCCTTGAATGTAGTCACGGTCAAAGGTCAACCACAACGGTTGGGCTTCCGAACCGATGATTCGTACAGCCTGCTCACCAGTCATAAACTGTTGAGCCAACATCACCAGATGGCGTGCACAGTCACCGATAGCACGTTCAATGATAGCCAACTTGTCTGAAGCACGAGCATTGGAAGCATCTTGCACAATTGCTGCTTCTGTGGCTGTACGACGAATTTCTGGCATCGCACCCTGCTGATATTCCGACACACCAGAAACACGGTTCATGTCCGACGAAATCAAATCAGACTGATTGTACAACTCTGGCGGGTTAATAACCGCAGGCATCGGGGACAAAACGTTGCTCAAATTGTCGTCAGTGATAACTGGAACCATCACGTTATCTTCATCCGATTCCAACGCTTGACGACCATCAGTATCAAACGCCGACTCCTTGTACAACCATTTGCGTGAAAACCGTTTACGGTGATTCATCATCTGTGTACGAGTCTGATTCAATTCATGTTGCAACGGTTCAATCGCTTCCAGTTCACCCATCGGATAGAACGTTTCAGGAACGTCATAGTTGCGAATCATCACGAACGGTTGACCGAAAGCAAACGGTATTTCTTTCGGGGCGACAAGGAACTTGTCCGACCCGTCACAAAACACCGACAACGTATTGCGGTCAATGTCGTACCACTCCCAAATTTCTATATAAGCATCCTGCGGGTCTTGTGAACGGCGAGGACGAAACGAATCCTGACCCCATTTGGTGTAATGGCTAGGGGTTGCTTCTGCTCGGGCAGTTGAATTGTAGCGTTTATCTTTTTTGACATCTTCCAACGGGCGACGGACACGTTGAGCAATCCAACGTGCATCTTCCATAGAAGTTGCATCAGGGTCAACATACATATCAAAAGGGGACACCCGTTCCACGAACGGGCGGTCCTCTTTAACAATCAGGTTGGATTCCGCAGAGTTCTCTTCACGGTCTTCCACCAGTTCGTCATACGAATCAAAATTGTTTTCTGTAGCCTTTTCTTCTTCCACATATCGGTATCCGGTTTTCACCCAACCGTGACCACAAATCAAAGTGTCTTTAACTGCACGACGAAACTCTTTCTGACAGTCATAATGACGCCACCAATAGTTAACAATCGCTTCCGTAACAATCGCCTTGTCTGCGTCATCTGGTCGCCGTGCGTTCACGGTAATCTTCGGATGGTTGACGGCAACAGATGGGGCAACGATGTTAATCGTTGAAAACGCCATGTTGACCAACAACTGGTCCTCTTTGATGTCTGTACGGTGATGCTTGCCCCGATACAGGTCAATCATCCGTTGCCACAAATCGTCATACTTTTCTTCTTTGCGCCAACGACGAGAATGCTCCAACTTGTTGCGATACTTCTTCAACATGTCGTAATTAGATGTGCGTGCCATTACTTCTCTTTCCCTTCATGCCAGCCGATATGACCGTCAATTTTTGTTGAAACATCATCAACCTTGTTCGCTACCCGAGTCAACAGTTTGCCGTTTTCCGCATGCTGCTCAGAGTTCTCTCTACGCAACAGTTGCAACACGACAACTATCGGCCCAGAAATAATCGCAACCGCAAGCGGGACAATAATAGCCTCCACGTCAAACCCAACGACTCCCAATAGGTTCCGGGTTATACCCATTGATTTTGGCGTCAGACACAGTTTTGGCTTGACGTTCCCTTATCGTCGGACCATGAAAATCTTCCCGCCCGTACGTAAAACCTAAACGAATCGTAGAAACATGACATTTGAAACAAACCGAGCCACGGCGGGGCAATACCTCAGCCTCAAAAGACTTTCCGCACGGTTCACAAACAAAATGTTGCATCACCCTTAGCCCTAACTGCTACTTCTTGCATTAAAAGCACCAATCGGCACCCTTTCAGGTTTCTTTTCACGAATAATATGCTTTTCCCACCAACCCAACGTATTCGGCTTCGGTGTGTCCGAACCCCGATACTCAGGCAACCACACATACTTCAACATCTGGTTACTGATAGCCAAAGACATCACCCTGTCATCATAAGGTGAGCCGTGCATCTTGCCGTTCGCCTCACGAACAAACGTACGCAACTCAGCAATCGTCGTTTTGCACAACAACCCAATAACCTCATCACGCAACCCAGCATTCAACTCGTCAATAGCCAAAGGCTTAGAAACCGTTGTCGTACGCCAACCCAACGTTTCTGAAACCGTAGGATTCCTTTGACCCAACCTACGTTGCCTAAACAAATTTTTGTAACCCACACGCTGCAACCCCTTCAGGGTTGTCAGCCCGTGATTATTGGACTCAACACCAACCAAAGCCTTGTTGTACCAATACCCAATCGCATACAACGTTTCTTCACCAAACAAGTCAGCATCCACATGCCCATGCCAATGGGCAACAACATCACCCGTAGAAGCATTCAAAACATGGGCAGACGAATAGTCCCCATGACCCAAACCTTCCGCCACGTCAGCGCCCACAACATACACTTCACCCAACTTCGGAAACTCCCAAACAGCCAACTCGCCACCATCCTCACGGAACTCGTACACACCACGACCCGGCAACTTCGCCAAATAGCCACGATACGGTTCCACCAACTCCAAACTACGCAAAGCATCCAAATCAAACACAGGACGCCCCGAACGAATAAACGCCTCATCAGGGTCAGATGGATACTCTTGAGCCAACTGCCAATCAGGCAAATCCCGTTTCTTGGCTTCATACCAAGCATCATCACGTTCACCAGCAGACCAAGGAAAAAAGATGCCAACGAACCTATTCGTCTTAGTTTGTGAACCAACCCACAAATCATGAAAAATGTTTCCCTCACCGTTAGCCGTAGACAAACAGATAACACGACCACCAACGTCAGCAATTGGTTCAATAGAAGCCCACGCCTCATCAGGGTTAGCAAGGAACGCCATCTCGTCAATAACCACCCGATACACCGCTTCACCACGAGCAGGGTCATTACCCGAAGGCAAAGATTCGATAGCAGACTCGTTATCAAACACCATCTTTAACTGGTTATCAGAAATTAGTTGCGGGCCACGAACCTTCATCCATCCCGGCAACATCTTGTACCCATACTTAGTTTTTTGCAGCAACTTTGATGCTTCACGTTCAGTGCGAGACAACATGACTATGAAACGGTCAGCCCAAAAGAATGTTTCCCAAAATACGAAAGCGGCAGCCAACGTAGAAAAACCTATTTGGCGTGCTTTCAAAACAATCGTATAGCGGTGTTCCATCCACGATTTCGCTGTTTCTGTTTGCGCTTCACGCAACACAAATTTGATTCGTCCCCGTTCAGGGTGGCGAATAAACCAGTACTCTAAACAGAAATGTTCAAACGCAGCCAACAGTTTATCTGTTGTTGCGTTGTCTGGTCCACGGCATTTACGCCACTCCTTCTCATTGAGAAGGTCTCCCAAATCCATTGTTTATTTGCTTCCCGAACTCCTACCAAATGCAGGGTCGCTTGAATTGACCCAACGCAACAGAGGTGGAATCAGCGCAGCAACAGCAGCCTTAGCCAAATCATCCGGCGCATAGTTGCCTGTGGCTGCGACTGCGACTACTGCTCCGACGACGCTACGGGCGTAGGACTGGAGTGCGGCTTGGTGTCTACAGTTCAGTTTCATCGGTATCTCTTTCTGTTGCTGGTGTTACGAACTCATCTAAGTCAGCATCATAGGTGTCACCGATACCTGCGTACTTGCCACGAAAGTTGCCGTTGTAAGAAGTTTGCTTCCATACGCCTTCACCGTGAACGCTCGTCAGGTAGGCGATGCCAACTGCTTCTGATTCGTTGCCGTTCTCGTCAAGCAGGTTCACATTGTCCACGACAGATACCTGATAGACGGTGTTGTTTGCGTCAAGCCAAGCGAAGTGAGCCATGAGTTATACCTTGAACCTTACATAGACGATGCCTGAGCCGCCGTTGCCACCGTTGCTTGTTAGACCTCTGCCGCCACCGCCACCGCCCGATGCTGTGTTTGATGAAGCAGCCGAACCCGCAGAGTTTGTTGAACCGCCAGCACCGCCGATAGACGAGCCGCCTGCACCGCCAGTCGCACCTCCGCCGCCTCCACCACCTGCTTTGAACAGTGATGAGCCGCCGATGAAAGTGTTCACTTCTATTCCTGCACCGCCAGCACCACCAGTCGTAGAAACTCCGTTGCTGCCGACCGCGCCTGCACCACCACCACCACCGCCGCTTGATTCGTTGACGCCGTTTCCGCCTGCGCGACCATAGTCAGTGTTCGCATACAGAGATGCAACTCCGTCTGTGTAGCC